CCGCCCCGCCGAGACTTACCGACAAGTCCACCAAAGTAACGGTCAGAGTCTTGACAATCTCCCACAAGGACGACAACGCACCAGACAGGGAGTCCACGACAATGCCGCGCACCCACTCCATCGCACGCCCCATAGCATCGAACGCATTAACGATGCCCTGCGCAGCCTCATCACCAAACAAAGCCGCCAAGCCACCATATCCAGCATCCTCACCCTGGAACGCCGCCGTGAGTTCACCCCACGCGGCCTTGATGTTCTGGAAAGCCACACCCAAGCGGTCAGCGAAATCAACAACCCGCTGCGCCGTCTCAGACCCGAACAGGGATTCAAGGGCACCATACCCAGCGTCTCCGCCCTGGAAAGCAGTGAAAACCTCACCGAAAGCATCCTTAAGGGTGCCGAACAGCTGCTTGACACGGTCCAGGGTTTCACCGAGGAAACCAACAAAGTTCCCCCAGATTTCCCGACCAGTCTCAGTCTTCGTGAAAAACAGGGTCAGGGCACCAACAACTGCGGCGATGCCCGCGACAATCCAGGTGATAGGGCTGGCCCACAGGGCAGCGTTGAACAGCCACTGTGTTGCCGTCGCCACCTTCTGAACGATGGTTAGTTCACGGAAAAACGCCAACAACCCACCAGCGGCAGTAATCGACTGCTGCAGGTTGAAGGCGATCATCCCAGCGGTCAGCGCACCGATCGTCACGACGAGACCATCAACGACGATCTTGTTCTGCTCGATCCAGGTTTTCATGCTGGTGAAAGCCCCAACCACAGCGGGAATGCGGTCACCAATCCACTGAATACCCTGCGCCAAACGATCAGCCCACGCCGTTAGTGTGGGTTCGGCTAGCTCATAGAGTCGTAGTTTGAAGTCATCAGCGGCGTTGCCGATACGGTCCATTGCCCCGTTCAGGCCAGCGAGTTTCGCCCCGGCTGTTTCACCGGCGGAGCCTTGCCGGTCGAGGGAGGCGCGCATCT